TACAGAACCTACCAAGAAAGTCTTTACTGAAGCATGCGATTCGTGCACCCCAAGGTTACGTGATGATTGATTCAGACTCATCGCAGATCGAAGCGCGAACGCTTGCGTGGTTGGCAGGGCAGTGGGATTTGGTCGATGCCTTCACTCGTGGGGAGGATGTGTATCGGATCATGGCATCTGCCATCTACGGCAAACCTGTGGAAGAAATAACAGACTCCGAACGCTTTGTTGGTAAGACGACAATCCTTGGTGCAGGGTATGGCATGGGGGCTAAGAAGTTCCAAGCTCAGCTTAAGAACTTTGGTGTAACGCTGCCAGAGGCAGAAGCACAGCGCATCATCACGGTATACAGGGAGACTTACCCCCAGATCCCCATGCTGTGGAAAGACTGCCAACGGGCGCTTATCGCAATCATGATGAACCAGATAACTACGATAGGGGTGTTGACTGTCGAGGGCGGTAATGGTGTTGCATTACCTAACGGCTTATACATAAAGTACCCCAACCTGCGGATACATGTTACGCCCGAAGGTAAAGAAGAGTTTGTGTACGATACAAAGAAAGGGAAGGCAGTCATACCCAACCGCATTTACGGCGGGAAGGTAACGGAGAATGTTTGCCAAGCTTTGGCTAGAATCATCATAGGCGAGCAGATGTTACTGATCGCTAGGCGGTATCGTGTAGTGATGACCGTGCATGATGCCATTGCTTGTATAGCACCAAAGGAAGAGGCAGAAGTTGCCAAGGCATTCGTCGAGCAGTGTATGCGGATGCGTCCAGATTGGTGTGACAAGCTACCGTTAAATTGTGAAGCAGGGTATGGGGAAACTTATGGAAGTTGTTGATTTTGTTGATTATTCTGAGAACATGATCAGGACCGAAAAGGTACTTGCACAATTGCATAATCTGTTGCTTAATAGGAAGTTTCAGGAAGCCGCAGAGCTTGGTCCGGTGTTAATTACAGAGGCTCGGTTGCTTGTTCATAGCATCAATATTGCGAACCAAAACAATGAAGCCTATCAGTTGGTCCTACAGCAGCCTAAAAACATTTCAGCAATGTCCACGTAAGTACTATCATCTTAAGATCAAGAAGGATGTACAGGATAAGGGTAGTGAAGCGACGCTGTACGGCAAGGAAGTACACAAAGCAGCCGAGGACTACATCAAAGATGGTGTAGCACTACCCGAACAGTTTGAGTTTATTAAAGGCATGCTTGACTCGCTGAACCGAATCGAAGGTACGAAGCACTGCGAGTATGAGATGGGGTTGCTGAAGAAGGGGGACTCGCTCTCCCCCTGCGGTTTTAATACAAAGGGGTTTTGGTGGAGGGGCATCGCTGACTTGCTAATCGTCAATGAGGAGAAAGGTGTAGCGCATCTCGTTGACTACAAGACAGGTAAGAACGCCAAGTATGCAGACACACAGCAGCTAGATGTGTTGGCAGCGGCAACCTTCATTCATTTCCCAAAGATACATACGATCAAGTCCGCGTTGTTGTTTGTTGTTAGTAACGAGTTCGTACAAAAGAGGCACACCTCCGACATGGTTGACGATTACCTAGCGCCGCAACATCAACAACTCGCTAGGCTTGAAGCAGCTATTGAGAACGATACGTGGAACCCAGTGACTAGTGCACTGTGCCGATTCTGTCCGGTGACTAGCTGTGAACATAACACTAAGGGGAACTAATCATGCCTTACGTTAATAAACCCAGACCGTACAAAAAAGAGTATCAGCAACAATTAGCAAGAGGAGAGAAGGACGAGCGCAGGGTGCGCGAGAGAGCAAGAGATCTGATTGATCGCAACGGTAAAGATGCTAACGGCAACGGTAAAGCTGATGTGCGTGAAGGCAAAGACATTGACCACAAGCGCCCCATCACCAAAGGTGGTGGTAACAGTAGAAGTAATTTACGCATCACAACTGCTAAAGCTAATCGATCATTCAGTCGCAACAGTAACCATACTATAAAGAAGAACGACTAGCATGGAAGTGATCGATAACAGGGCGCTACTAGTAAGGACTAAACATCCTGAACGGATAACAGCAGCCATAGAAAAGAGTAAGGTAGTAGGACAAGAAGATGGTGTGTATGAAGTTGCAGTCAGGTGGGGGTTGAACGAAGCTCAACTGCTTAATCAGTTCATCAAAGGTGTTCCATCCCCCATATCAAAGAAGTACGATTGGCCTGGACAGTTCACGCCCTTCGATCATCAGAAGACTACAGCAGAGTTCTTAACATTAAACCGCAAGGCGTTCTGCTTCAACGAGCAAGGCACAGGCAAGACTGCATCTGTCATCTGGTCTGCTGACTACCTCATGAAGCTTGGGCTTGTGCGTAGGGTGTTGGTTGTATGCCCGCTGTCTATTATGAAGTCAGCATGGCAAGAGGATCTGTTCAAGTTTGCAGTACACCGCACATGCAACGTAGCCTACGGAACCCCCGCGCAAAGAGTTAAGGTAGTGAACAGTTGCGCTGAGTTTGTTATTACAAACTTTGAAGGTGTGGAGATCATCGAAGACGCACTGACTAACGATGGCAAGTTTGATTTGATCGTGATCGACGAAGCTAATGCTTATAAGAACGTCAGCACAAAACGATGGAAAGTCATGAAGCGCGTGTCGGATCGCGCCAAGTGGTTATGGATGTTGACAGGCACACCCGCCGCGCAGTCGCCTGTTGATGCTTACGGATTAGCAAAGCTAGTTAACCCAGACAATACGCCGAAGTTCCTTGGCTCTTTCCGTGACAAGGTTATGCAGAAGGTCACGCAGTTCAAGTGGACACCAAGACCCAACGCAGAAAATGTAGTGCATCAAGTGCTGCAACCAGCAATTAGGTTTGAGAAAAAAGATTGTATCGATCTGCCTGACGTTATGTACGTAGAACGTGAAGCACCGCTCACACCACAGCAGCGCAAGTACTACAAGATCCTCAAAGATCAAATGATGATTTCGGCGGACGGGGAAGATGTTACCTCTGGTAACGCAGCAACAAAACTAAACAAACTGCTACAGATTTCAGGTGGCGCAGTCTATACGGACAATAGAGAAGTTATAGAGTTTGACGTATCCAACAGACTGCAAGTGATCGAAGAAGTTATTGAAGAAGCTAGCCATAAGGTTCTAGTCTTTGTACCTTTTACGCATACCATCGAGCTACTGCAAGCATATCTGACCAAGGCAGGTATTACGTCAGACGTAATCAACGGCGCGGTGTCGGTTAACCGCAGAGCTGCAATCATCAAGAACTTCCAAGACCAGCCTGACCCACGAGTGCTTATCATTCAACCACAGGCAGCATCGCATGGCTTAACGCTAACCGCTGCCAACGTAGTTATATGGTACGCACCTGTGACATCTGTAGAAACCTACCTGCAAGCAAATGCCAGGATTAATAGACCAGGGCAAAAGAATACTATGACTATAGTACATATAGCGGGTAGCCCAGTGGAGCGTAGACTTTATGACATGCTCAAGAACAACATAAGCACCCACTCACGGATCGTCGATCTGTACAGTCAAGAGATGAAAGAAACTTGACAAAGTCAAATTAGTGTTTTATAGTTAGATCACAAAACAACCAAAAGGAGAGTAGCATGGATGAGGGCATCCAAGACCTTGTGTCCCCTGAAGAAAAGCAAGCAGTCCCTGTGGACAAACTTGCAGGCATCTACATCAAGATTCGAGACGCTCGCGCAAAGCTGAAGTCTGACTACGAGGCTCAAGACACCGAGCTTCAAGAACAGATGGATGTGATCGAAGAGCAACTTCTTGAAGCTTGTAAATCAATAGGTGCTGACAGTATCCGCACAGCAGCAGGTACTGTGATTCGTAGTGTGAAGAGTCGGTACTGGACCAACGATTGGGACAGTATGTATAGCTTTGTACGCGAGCATGATGCGTTCGGGTTATTAGAACGGCGTATTCACCAAACCAACATGAAGCAGTTCATTGAAGAAAATCCAAGTTTGCTGCCGATGGGTCTGAACACCGACAGTCGTTACAGCATTGTTGTCCGTCGTAGTAAGTAACCAAGAGGAACCTATGTCAAACGTAACAGTATTTCAACAAGAACTTCCAGACTTCCTTAAGAATGCCGAAGTCGATGAGATGACCAAAGCCCTTGCAGGGGGTACACAAAACCGTCGCATCTCGATCCGTGGTGGTCGCTTCCGTTTAGTTATTAATGGCGAAGAAGTATCTAAGACTGATAAGCCAGAACTCGACATCATCGTTGCTGCCGGACGTAAAGAAAACTCACGTATCTTCTATGCAAAAGCCTACAACCCCAAGGAGATCACACCTCCCGATTGTTGGTCAGATGACGGTATAACCCCACATGCCAAAGCTGAAAACCGTCAGGCTAACACTTGTGCAGACTGCCCCCAGAATATCGCAGGGTCAGGATCAAATGGCACTCGTGCATGTAGATACCAAAAGCGTTTAGCAGTTGTGCTTGCCAATGATCCAACCAATGGGTTGTTTCAGTTGACGCTGCCTTCACAGTCGATCTTTGGTAAAGGCGATATGGATTCGATGGGCTTTGACCAATACGCTAAGTATGTTGCAGGTAACGGCAAGAGCATCAATACAGTCATAACCCGCATGTCCTTCGATGGCGATAGCGATGTGCCTGTGCTTAAGTTCCGTGCAGTAGGTTATGTGAACCGCGAGCAGTATGAGTCGGCACTGGAGGGTGGCAAGTCACCGGAAGCGCAGCGCATGCTGTCGTCTACCGTAGCGCAGATTGATAGCGTCAAGGCACTTCCCAAAGCTCAAGCTGCACCTGCACCCGCTAAAGTTGCCGAACCCGAAGAACCCGTGAAGCGTCCAAACAAAAAGCTTGAACCTGCCGAGGTTGCTGAGAAGAAGCGAGATCTTTCCGCAGTATTAGACGCTTGGGGCGACGATAACTAAAATGGCTATCGGCTACAGTCAGCAGCTTATCAGTGACAACAAAGCCGCAGACAAACGGAAGATTGGAGTCTTACTTGGTAGGGTGTGCATCAAGCACAACATTTCTGTAGCAGACGTAGCAGCGTATTTCGGTGTCAGTAGGCAGACTGTCTACAACTGGTTTAGAGGCACCGAAGTACGCTATCACTACAGAGAATTAATGAGCCGCTTCATTAATAGTTACCAATGACCGCCAGGAGATCCGTGGTATGTCGGCGCTTGAGTTGTTATCTGCGGTGCATGCACCGGATGGGTGGCGCTGTGTTGTAGGCATTAAGAATAAGAAAGTCATCAAGAAATTTGTTGAGTCTGCTGAAGAAGTTGTACAGGCAGGGCAGCAGTTAGTTGACGATGGATTCGATGCCTACTTCGCCTGCGCTACGTTTGAGCAACCAACAACAAGATCAGGAGACAACACAAAAGAGTTTCGTGCTTTATGGTTAGACATAGATTGCGGTGAAGATAAACCTTATGCAGATCAGAGGGAGGGCATAACTGCTCTTAAGAACTTCTGCAAAGAAACTTCATTGCCTAGGCCGACACTCGTTAACAGTGGGCGCGGTATTCATGCGTACTGGACATTTAAAACTCCCGTATCACCTGCGGATTGGCAACCTGCTGCGGACAGACTGAAGGCTTTATGCGAGGAAGAATTTCTTAGCGCAGACCCTGCGTGTACAGCAGATAAAGCACGGATCTTGCGTCTGCCGGATACAAAGAACTTCAAGGATGAAAACAAACCGCTTGATGTAGTACTGCTGTATACGAGCGAGCCTGTAGATTTCTTTGAGTTTCGGCAAGCCCTTGGCGTTCTTGTATTTAAGGAAGAAATACCAGACTTCATACCGCGTCATGTCAACGAGCTGACCAAAGCACTAATCAACAACCGTGAGTATTATTTTAAGAACATTCTAGTTAAGACAGATATAGGGCATGGATGCAATCAGATAAAGTTTTTGTCGGAGAATCAGAAGGATGTTAGTGAGCCGCTGTGGAGGGCAGGGCTGTCAATAGCCCAATACTGCGACGACAGGGATGTGGCGATACACGCCATATCAAAGCATCACGAAGAGTATGACCCTGACTCAACAGAGAAGAAAGCAAACCGTATCAAAGGACCGTATCAATGTTTGACGTTTGAGAAGTTCAATCCAGGTGGATGCGAAGAGTGTCCGCACAAAGGCAAGATCAAGTCTCCGATCATGTTGGGCATTGAGATTGCCGAAGATACTGTTAAGGAAATTGTAGAAGAGGTTGAAGACGATGCGCCTCCGATTATTCACTCCGTACCAGACTACCCTTTCCCATACTTCCGAGGGAAAAACGGGGGTGTTTATAGGCGTCCGGTCACGGAGGAAGAGGAAGCGCAGCTCGTCTATGAACATGATCTTTATATCGTCCGAAGGATGGTGCACCCCGTTGACGGGGAGATGGTCGTATTCAGGCTTCACCTTCCCCAAGATGGGATGAAAGAATTTTCAGTACCGCTAACCGCAGTTGTAGTCAAAGAAAAATTAAGAGAAGCCCTTGCAGAAAGGGGAGTAGCAGCAACGCCAAAGCAGCAGGAGTCTTTACTCGGCTACATCATGGCTTTCGTTAAAGAACTTCAGGTAAGTAAAAAGGCAGACAAAATGAGAACTCAATTCGGGTGGTGTGATAGCGACAGTAAATTTATTATTGGCGATAGAGAAATATCAGCATCAGGCATCCACTATAGCCCCCCTTCAACAGCAACCGATCACTTCGCGCCACACATGATTGCTATGGGGGATTTTGATAAGTGGAAAGAGTGCTTCAATATTTATGCGAAGGAAGGTTTGGAACCCTATGCTTATGCTGCGTTAACAGGATTTGGTAGCCCCCTACTAAAGTTCACAGGGATTCGCGGTGCTGCTATCAACCTAATCAGTGGAGACTCTGGGCCTGGAAAATCCACGATCCTTCGTGTCATCAACAGCATCATTGGCAAACCCACAGAGCTTATGTCAATGTGGAAAGACACGCAAAACTCAGTGTCTCGCAAGTTAGCAATCTTTAACAACCTTTGCCATACCTATGATGAGATCACTAAGGTTTCTGCTGAAGACATGGGGTCGCATCTATACCAAGTAACTCAGGGGCGTGATAAAGAACGAGCGCAAGCTAGCGTCAACCAACTCAGAGCAAACCACGAGCGGTGGGAGCTTATTGAGATCATGACTTCCAACGCAAGCTTGTACGATAAATTGCAGATTGCACGAGACTCAGTAGATGGCGAGATGATGCGTGTCTTTGAGTATGTGATCTATAGCAGCGGAATCGATGAGCAGTATGCCAAGCATATGTTTGATGTGCAGCTTGAACAGAACTACGGACATGCCGCAGATATTTACTTCTCCTACCTAGTCAACAACCTCGACTATGCCATCAACACTGTACGCACCGTCCAAGCCAAAATTGATAAAGAAGTTAAGCTGACTTCTCGTGAGCGATTCTGGTCGGCACTTGTGGCTTGCAATATTGCAGGGGGCATACTGGCGAAAGAAGTAGGGCTGCACGACTATAGTCTTAAGAACATATATCAGTGGGTAACTCAGCAGATCCATCAGTTGCGTCAGCATGTCAGACCACCCTTGACTAACGCTGCGGGAGTGATTGGTGACTACATCAATCGACACATGCAAAATATTCTGGTTGTTAATGCAGAAGTGGATGCGCGGACTAACATGGCATCAGCACCCTTAATAGAACCCAAAGGTCCGCTGTATATACGCTACGAACCAGATACGAAGCGCATGTTTATTAACGCCAAACACTTCAGGGCTGACTGCGCCAAAGCTCAGATTACCTACAGGGAACTTACTCGTAAGTTGGAAATGGACAAGGTGCTCTTGGATACTGAAGTGAAGCGCATCACGAAAGGCATGAAGATCACAGCGCCACCTGTCTACTGCTTGATTTTTGACTGCGCTAACAGCAACTTCTTCGATGTAGAAGAACTAATGAACGTACCTGCTGATGCTAGTGCATGAAGTAAATTTCAATATTAACTGGCGCAAATTTGTGCGGGGGAGTTCGTTCTTTATCCCCTGCCTCGATTGCACAGCCGCTAAGGTCATAGTCCGTAAGGAGACTAGGCGGTTGAAGTTTAAAGTTGTTATGAAGACAGTTATAGAGGAGGGTATTCAGGGTATTCGCGTTTGGAGAGTTTAACTGTATACTCCGCGCTGTAGTCCATGCTACCTCCTCGACTCGCGACGAGTCCTTCATCCCCGCCTCCCTGCGGGGATTTTTTTACTCTTTAGCTCTAAGCTCTAAGAGTTCGCGGCGGTTCATCGGGTTAGCAATATACAACCCTTGATCGACAACCCGCTCCTGCCTACGCCGAGTTTGATCCGACTGATTGATGTTGGCAAATGTGATGCGACGACTTGGATGCTTAATCCCAAACTTCTCGATGTCTTCCATCACATCATCAAAGTCTTCATCGGATATACCGCGCCGCGCATAGACCGCACGTTTCAACAGCTCAGTGCGCTCTTCTTCCCGTTCCTGCTCAAGCTTCTTAAGCTTATAGTTCTCGGATTGTTTTGCGGATACTTTGATTGGTGCAAAGCCAATACTCTGCATCGCAATGTCCATCCAATCGAGGTCTTCCTTAGCGACAACCTCGTAGCCTTTCGGAGTTTTTACTCCTTCTTCGCTAAAGCGATATGCCTTAACCGGCTGGCGTACGATTGAAGGTAGCATCGTCTCAATAGCACGTTCAGTCTGCCCCTCTTTGAATCTATCGTACGCACGTTGAGCGTTTTCATATAACCCAAAGCTTGGACCGAGCAGCCCCTTAAATTCCCAATCTTGGAAAAATAAATCGTTAAGTTTGACCCGTGCGTTGAAGTCTGCACCTGTTAGTCCAGTAGCCGGACCCATAGCGACATAGGTTGCTACGTTGGCACCGAAGTTTTCAGACAGCCACTTCTTGAACCAAAGATCAAATCCGTACTTACGGATCTGGAAGGCTGCACTATCTTCGTCATCGTCATCATCACCAAAGGCACTTAATACTTTCTCAGCAACAGTAGTGATAACCGTATACAACGGGAAGCCTGTCACCCCTGCAAACATACCTGTCATACCCAAAGTGCCGAAGAACCTTGTTGCGGCTTGTTTCCTAATCGTAGGATCGGCACCCTTGAATATCTGTAAGAAGTTGGTTGTGAGATAAAACGCCGTGTTCTGGGAAAATTTCTTAAATTGAAAGAGCGTACGACCAACAGGCCCACGGAAATATCGTGGCGTATCAAAGAGCGAGTAGTCATACATCGCATCGTGCGTTAGGTCCAAAGCCTTTTTGGTAGCGTCTTCGTGAGAAAGACCTTGCTGTCGCCCGATACGGTACGCAGTCATTGCCATCATCTCTCGTGGCAGTTGTTCTGTCATCGAGAACATCGTAGAGATAGCATCTGTAGCAAACTGCACAGGCACTTTCAAAATGTTAGGGTTAGTAGCTTCTTGAGAAGGGGACTTGACGACATTGAGTAAGTCCATCGAGCGGTTAAAAGAGAAGAGGTTGTCAGCCGCAAACTCATCGTAGGCTTTGATTTCATCAGCCTTAGTCAAGGCGTTACGTATAGAAGGCATAACATATTCTGTCTTACCATCAACCTTGCGACGGAACCCAACCTCTTTGTACACATTCAGGAACCGCAGCAGTTCTGTGTGCACAGCCTTAGCGCCGCCAGGAGTCTTGCCGTATTCAGCAAGTAATGTGGGGTAACCAAACACAGGCAGTGAAGTCATGTTCGTCAGAGCAGACGAGATCGAACTCATGTAGTAGAAGAAGTTAAACGTCGAGAGTCCGTTGGCTGCAAAGTTCAGGATTGAGTTTTCATTCTTAGGATTAACGACAGCGTCAAAGTCCTCTGCTACTTCTTCGATATAGGTTCTGTATTTGGCAGAGTCTGGGTCATCTTTGATGGACTCTTTTGCTTCACTTATTCCGTTAACGATCTGTGGTTGGAACTCCATCTTGGCAAGTTGATTGGACATGCGGAAACCCGCAGTGCCAAAGTTACGCAACGCATCTGCACTAAAACCTGCTGTATTTTTACGATGGATAAACTGTTTGCGGAAGCTCTTCTCCGGCAACGTTAGCAGGTACATCTGATAGATCTCATCCTTGATCGCAGCCTTATCGGTATCAGTGCCTAACTTATCTACCGCTGCGAGGACTTCTTTTAGCTTTGTTGTATCGGCAAAGCTTTCTTCCATCATGCCGCTTAACTGATCACCACGCTTAAAGGTCTGGTCATCATATAAATCTTTAGCAGGTTTACCCATCTCCTTAGCCCTACGCAGGGCAAACCGATTGCGCTCCGAGGCAGACTCAAACATATAGAACTCCATGTCTTTGCCTTTGCCTACACGCAACCAGTTCTCTCCATATCTCATGAGAGGAAAATAAGGATAAGCAACCTTGTCTGTCTCAAATTCTTTTTTGAGCAGCTCCATAAATTTAGTTTTTTCTGCGTCTTCTATGCCCATTACTTCAATACGTTTCTTTAGCAGCTCTTTGTATTGCTCGTATTGTTTAGCATAGTAGTTACGCACATCAACATAGATCTTGCGCCCAGGTTCGCCAAGCTTTTCCCACAGGTCATCCAGAGTATCTGACTGAGGCGTAGACGCAAGACGATCTTTACCAGGAATGCTTGGGTCTATACCGTTAACCGTAGCCAAGTGCATGATCGTGGCAAGCAACTGACTTTGTTCTCTGTCGTTGCGCTGAAGCTTCAGCCAAGGCTTCATGATGCCTTTCATCTCGTCAAGGTACTGCTGACGCTTAGCGTTGAACTTCCTACCAAGATCCACGACACGGGTAAGCGCAGGGACTTTATCTTTAACAAGCTTGGCAATCTGACTTGGGGTAAGTGCACCGATTAGATGCTTACGCGATACAGACATACCACCTTCGATAACAGCACCGGCAAGTTCAGCCTGACTAGACACATCCATGCCGTTAGCAATAGCTTGATCGAGAAGCGACACGCTCGGACCTTGGCTGCGCGGAGTACGGATTACGTCATTACCGTATTTGACTTGCACTTCAGCAGCAGTTTGTACGTCTTGCTTTTGGCTAAGCGCTTCTACCGTTTGAACCGCAGCGGCTGTATCGGGCTTAAATTCTAAGAGCGTATTTGTAGCGTCAATCAAACCGGCGAGAGCAGATTCATCATTCTTGTTTAACCCAAATAACTGACGGATCGTAGCTACGAAACCTTTAGATACAGTGGTCTTTTCAAACGGTACAGTCTTTAAGAACGCTTGAAAATCTGGATCTGTCATGCCGTAGGCAAGAAATTCGTTTACGTCAACTAAAGCTTTACCTTTAGTAAAAGTTCTATCTAAAGCTTTTGCAAGGTATGCTTCAACAGAATCAGGTGCACCTTTTTCTAGTTTATCTACAGCCTTTCTAGTAGCGTCCATCAACCGCACTAACTTGCGATACGCAAGCACTCTAGGGTCTGAAGATTTAGGATCACTTGCTAGGATGTCTTTGCCTTGGGATATTTTTATAGCGGTAGCTGCATGTAACAACTCATGCAAAACAGTCTGGTTGTTTACCCCTTGTTCGCCGCCAATATTTGTACCTGCTACGTAAACGTGAGGCACTCTAAGGATGTCCCTAGGAAACTCTCCGCGCTCCAAAGCTGCTCTGTCTGCTTGGCTTAAGGGCATGCTTGTCTGGGGGAAGAACAAACCCTTACTCTTACGACTCCTGAACGCATTCAAAATAGCAGAATTAGATGCAGCATCTACAATTACAAAACGAACTGCGCCTAATGTAGAAGCTAGTTTTTGGGCTAACGTCCGTTCAAAATCTGTACTGTTACGATCAGTAGCAATTAGTTGAGCAGCCTCCCTGCCGTTCCTTGGCTTGCGCTTTTCAAAGTTCTTATTAACTTCGGCACTTGTAGAATCTTCCCCTGTTTCTACTTGGCTTAGCGGTGCAGTCGGACCTTCAGGCTTCTCAAGCACACGCTTTTTCTTCTTAACAGTAACAACGGGCGCAGGGCCAGTAGGCTGTGCTGTTTGCACAGGTGGCGCTTCTTCTGCTAATTCAGTGATCTTTTGTTCGATGTCAGGAGCAGGCGCAGCCCTAGCACCTTCAACTCTAGTCTTTATGAGATTCCGTATATCTACAGGTGCACGGTTGAACTGCGCTTCGGCCATTCCTTTAATGCGAGTAGTTGCGAGCTGAGGTCTCGTACTGAGGTCATACAGAACTTCAAGCGCAGGGTAAATGCTCTCATAAAAGTTTTTACGCAAAACAGCCAACGCTTCGGGGTTAGATGTTTTTGACTTAAGAATATTGTCGAGCGTCCGCTCTTCAAACAGAGTCTGGTAGGTTTTCCTTGGGCCTTCGGGTGTTTCAGGTCTTGGACCGAAGAACCTATCAAGTTGAACAGCAAGACCTTCCTCGCCAGTATCAACGCGCTTCTTAGTAGAGGTAATTAAACGCTCTAAGAAATTAAGAACGCTAGTCCAATCTTTTTTCTCTGCCGCCTTAGTAGCTCTTTCTTCTTCAGTCAGCTTAGGCTTGGGACCACGTTTAGCAAGAGGCTCGGCTGCAACTCCAGTGACGTTAGCAATAGCATCTCGTAGCGTCTTACCTACAGGCGTTACTACACCGTCATCTTCCCGCACCCACATATTGTCTCTACGGATGATTTGAACCTTATCACCATTAGAGAGTTCTAAAGTCTTTACGCTTTCTCCGGCTGCATTTTTACCGCTAGGCTGCTTGACAACTTTAGGGGGCTTGGCTGCTGTGGCAAATTCTGCCACTTCTGTTCCTTCAGTAGGCGCTGCTGCTCCCTCTTCTTTTGCTTGCTTGGCTTCGGTGGGCGTAGTGACACTGGGGGTTTCCTCTATAGGTTTAGTTTCCTCTATTGCACCGGATGGTGCCTCTTCTCTTCGTACAGGTTCTTCAACAACAGGTGCAGCGCGTTCCACTCGCTCGGTGACAGGTGGCTCAACTCTAGCGGTGGGTACTCCTCCAGCGGGTTCGCTAGGAATTGGAACGCTTTCTCCACCTGACTGTTCGATAGTTTTAGCAACATCTTCGACCTCCTTCGCGGCTTCGGCTTGAACTTTAGCAATCTCGGCCTGTGCTTGCTCAACCTCTTGGTCATTTTTTTCCTCTTCCGCTACTTGTGCAGCAGCTTGAATTTTTGCTTTGTCAGGTTCTATGCCAGCAGCTATGTACTCGTCGGTAAGTTCATTGATCCGAGAAGTAACTTCATCAACTTTAGCAGTAGCTTCAGCAACCTTTTGTTCGGGGGTGACGGGAGCTTGTTCTCCTAGTTGCTCTGATACTGCTTGCTGAGCAGCAGTCAATACATCCGCAGCAGATGGTGCTTCTCCGACAAGCTCACTAGCTCTACCTGCAACTGCTTCGGGACTAACCGCAGCGGCTTGGATTTGGAGTTCTTTCTTAGCCTGCTCTGCGTCAATCCTATCTTGGAGTTGTTTAATCTGTTCGTCGCTAGCACCAGAGTCACGGGCAATTTTTATTGCGTCACGAGTAGCTAACCCCCCGCCTAATGCAGCACCAGCAAGGGCTTCAAGCACCCCTGCACCCACCACACCCCGCATCGTTGGCGTTTCGGCCAACGGTTTAATACCTAACTCTTCACCTGTCCGTTGTAGTGCAATATTCTCTGCGGCTTTTTCTTGCGCGGCCTGAGCAAATTCAGGAAGAGCTTCTTTGCCTGCTTCAGCACCAACCTTTTTAGCTGCGGCTACTGCACCTGTTTTAGTCGCAGTTTCTGCTGCTTCTTTAGCTGCTACGTTTGTAGCAATTTTCTTAGACAGCGCCCCAATTACTTGTTTCTCAGCACCAGTACGCCCAGCAATCGCGCCAAGTCCAGCCCCGGCAAGGATCATGTCTAAGTTTTTACCACCGTATTCTTGGGCTTTTATAGCGGTTTCTTCTGCTTTCTTTTCATCAACACCAGCTTCTTTAAGCGCCTTCTTGGTCTCTTCGTAAATAGTGCCTTTGACTGTACCCGCGCCCATAATAGCGCCAAGACCTAGCGTAGTAGCTCCAGCAACAGCAGCGACAGGGACAGCGGCAGGGGCAAGAAAGGTAGCCCCAAGAGCACCAATAATAGTGGGGGCAGCAGTACCAAGGGCTTGAACCGTAAGATCTACGGGAGCAGTAGCAAAAGCTTTTAATCCTGCTTTTACGTTTTCAAGGACGCCTTTATCCTCAGCGTCCTTCATGATCTTAGCTATTTCTTGTTGGTCGTTCTTAGCCTGAGCTGATAGTAGACCACCTAAATAATCTTCAACACTTTTAATATTTTTTGATGTTCCACTACCTGCACCAAAAGCATCCGCAATCATGCGGACACCAGACACTGCACCTTTAGCTATACCTACCGGAACATCAGCAACTTGACGAAAGATTGACTCTTCTTCTACTACTGGAGGGCGACCATCCCGTTGTCTTTGAGCAGCGAGCCATTCTTCTGGTGACATCGCCTTAATAGGCGCAGCACTACCCTTCTGAGAAGCAAGCCATTCTTGGGGGGACATTATTTAGTACCTTGCTCTTTTACGTATTGCGCCCATTGTTCATCAGAAAATCCTGACGGTCTAGTATAAGTTTTACCGTCTTTGGCTTTAACTTCTTTTGGTAAGTTAGCAGGAACAGCGGCACCAGGGGCTGCACCTGACCTTGGACTCAGTCCATACTCAACCATAAGGTCTTTTTTGATTGTCTCTTGTTGAGTTTGCAGTCTAGTTAATTCTTCATTTTCTTTGGATGTCAAAGAAGGTTTCTTCATTAACTGAGAAATTCTAAAGGCGTTATTTTGGAACGTAGGATCATTCTGCAAATCTTCTCTCATTCTCCCCCTTGCAGAAGACTGTGCTTGTAATGCGCTTGACTGCGCTGTTAATGCTGCATTTTGAGCGGCTAACCCTCTAAGTTCTGCGGTAACCCCAGCCATCTGCGCCTGAGCTTGCATCTGGTTGATACGTCCTTGGGCTAGAGCTTCATTGATAGAGAGCTGTTGTTGCTTTAACTCTAGTGCACGTTCTCTTAGCGCAGCTTGAGATGCGGCTTTATCTCTACCAGACAAGTAAGTAGCACCAGCTTTAGCAGCTTCGGTAGACAGGGCTGCAACATCTTTCTCCCTGCTATATGCCTTATCAAGCAATGCTTGCGCTTCATCTGCGGCTTTCTTAGCAATGTCATCACGCCCACGTTCTTCTGCAAAGTCTGCTTCTGCTTGTTTGCGTTTTGCCGCTGCAATGTATTGCTGGGCTTTGAGATCGCGTTCTTCTGCTTTACCACGCTCACCTGCAATACCCTTGGCGATGCTAGCAATGCCACCAGCCAGACGCATACCCCTCAAATCAGTGGGTAACCCCGCAGCAATTCCCTGCCATATATCGGCTGGTTTACCTCTAATAGCAGCAGCGGCTTCTTCGTCTAGTCCTGCTATACCTTGCTTATATTTGCCGTACTGCTCTTCAAGTTCTTTCCTCTTTTCAGCTTTTAATTTTGCTCTGGCTTCGTCACTTAAAGTAGATATGGCAGAGAATGCAGCTAGTCTTTCCGCAGGATCTAGCAGCCGAGCAAGTATGTCCTCTTCTTCTAAATCGTCTTTTGACTTTCTGGGGGCGCTAGCAGGTACTGAAAAAGAAGGACGATCTTCATTAAACGCACCCAAATCAGGTGCTACCAACCCACGGCTAGCATACCCTTCAACACTGCCGCCACGGTTAAACACAATACCGCCGTTCATAGCAGTAAACATATCTTGAGGGACGGGTAGTGCAGCGATACCTTGCTCGCGGACTTGGAGATCCTGAGCTTTTTTAGCCATGAGTGCACCCATCACACCAAGTTGCTGTTCTTTCTGAGCAAGGGCTTGTTCTCTAGCTTGGAGCTGTTGAAATGTTGTTGGGCTTTTTGACGGGTCGTTTTGCATCGCCATTTGCCGTTGATTAGCCGCACCCATAGCACCACGTTCATTAAGCGCCATAGCTGCTGCGCCCATAGGTCCGGGCGTAACTTGTCCAGTGGGTTGGGGTGGTCGCCCTGCTGCGTATTGTTGCAGTTGAGGGGTTGGGACTCTTTGCAGGACAGCTTGAACCTGCGGCCCATCGGGAGGAAAAGGAATCGCCATTTTTTAATTCCCTTATACTGACTTTAACGCAGTACCAAGCCCAAGTGCAGCAACTAGAGCTTCTAAGTTTGGACTAATACCTGTAGCTGCGGCAGAAATAGGCAACCCACCTAAAACTTGATTGGCGTACATAATCTCACGGTATGGATCTAAGTAAGTATCCCGCGCTTGCTGGTACTCAAACGCACGAGTAGTCTCGGCTGCACGTTGGGCTTCTTGCAGTTGTTGTAGAGCTAACGAAGCACCAAACTGATCGCCTCTAGCCTGAGCTTCTTCGGCCTGTTGCTGGAGCTGTCGCGCTGCTTGATCGTACTGTGCAGCAGTTTGCGCTGTTTGTAAGCCGTATTGAGCACCGAACTGTTTAGATTGCTCTGTCAATCTACTTGCATCAAGCCCAAGTTGGGCAGCAGTCTGTGCGCTTGTGAGTGCTTGTTGACCTGCTGCTTGACGAGCTTGTTCTTGAGCGGTTTGTGCTTGCAGTCCTAGTTGTCCCGCAGTGGCTGCGGAAGAAAGTGCTTGTTGACCTGCTGCTTGTCTTGCCGCTTCGGTTGCAGTTTGTGCTTGGAGGCTACGAGCTTGGTCACGTTCAAACTGCTGCTGCGCGTTCAAGAAGGCTTCTTGCTGCCCTTTACCGTAAATATCACCGATCTGCGTAGCTAAATTACGCTGTCTTTCAACATCAGCAAGAACATTTCTAGTACCACCAAACGCACCAGCTTGGGCGTATTTAGCCGCATTAGCCATACCTGCTATTTCAGATTGGCGCTTAGCTTCCCGCACTGCCGGATCAACAACCCCCGACATATAAGGAGACATATACGCATCACGCTGAGCAGTGCCAAACGTACCTGTTGTTATGCCTGTTGTCGGTGCTTGGTAAGTTGTAGGAGCAGTGTACCCAGAAGAAATGTTCCCCGCTGTGTACATATTAGTAGGGGCGGTATACCCAGAAGTAACCGTAGTGGGCGAAAACGCAGTGGGAGCATCGAATGTAGAAGGCACAGTCTGCCCTGTAAACCCACCATCTGCATAAGAATCATCTGTTAACGAGGCTACACCACCCTGTGAAAACCCAGCCAACCCTTGGGACTGCAAATAATCCCAATCGCTTTGAGACTGCGGACCCATGTACGTAGTTGCTGCGTTACGTAACGCTTGATCGGCACCTTGCATGTAGTCTTTATAGAAATTAATTTTATCTTGAGCCGACCCTTGTGATAAAGACTTTATTCCTTGCGCTGTTAAGGATGCGTTAGGGCTGGCAAAAGAAAACTTAGAAGGTGTATACATGGGCGTTGCCCCTGCACCTGTACCCATACCCATCATATTTTGGCGTTCAGTTTGAAGTGCTTTTAGTGTATTAGCCGTATCGGTACCGTAGGTGGTACCAAACTTGGTTGCTTGATATTGTGGCGAATCTCGTTCAGCCAAAAGCCCTGACATACGGGAAAGGTAATCAGTGACATACGGACCGTAAAACTCACGTAATCCTGACGCACCTTTAAAATCTACTCCCTTACCACCTTCGTATGTACCTTGGTAACCTTTAGCTAACTCAGCATATTTAGAAAATAAATCTGTCTCAGCTAGGTTAGGCGTAGTCGTTACTAAATCTTGCAGTGCTTTTGTTTGGGTTGCCTTAATGTTTTCAGGACTATATGTTTCTTTAATACTGGCAATTGTATTTGCGTCAACCCCGTTTTTTGCCATGTTATCCAAGGCAGTTTGAGTAATAGGCGTACCCGTCAATGCAAGTGTATTAAGATTTCCTGAACCCGTTGTACTAACTTTTGCAGCAGCTTCATTTAACTGTGTAGGAGAAAGGCTAGCTAAACTAAGGTTCTGCCCAGATTCTAAATATTCATTAAGGACTTTATCGTAACCGCCGTATTGATTAAAGTTAGTAGGAGCGGTATCCGCCACCCCTGTAGACATAGATGCTTCAATTAGCTTTTCTGCAATCTCAGGAGTAGATGTATATTTTGCACGGATGTCATCATCCGACATACCTTGGTTTACTAAAGACGCAATAACAAATTTAGGAATGCCTAATTGATTGGCAAGGTCTTCAACTCTTTGATTGGCAGCAGGTGGTGTTGGCGCAGGTTCGGGAATACCTAATAATTTAAAGTTTGCTTCTGTTGCGCCACTAGGATCAAGCTCTGCAATCTTAGCTTTAATTTGCTCTGGCGTAATGCCATTATTTAAAAGCGTTGTAATGTAGCCTTGTTTTGTTCCTAATGATGCGCCTGAGTTCCACGACAAACCAAAAACATCATATATAGCCATGATTACCTCGGCAAAAATTTATTGGGGTTGATTTGTTTACCCTGTTTGGTGTTTCCGGTACGAGCGCCACGAATACGATCCATCATTTCGTAAAGACGCTTTGCACCAGCATTTGAATTGCCGTTACCCAAGTGGCTAACAACGTCGGCAGGGATCACGAACTCACCATCACTTAGCGCAGCAGGTCGTTTACCTTCAATATGAGCAGGTACTTTATCAGCCATACCATCGCTGTGTCCATCTAAATAGCGCCCCTGCGCCATACCTAAACTCATCACACCACCAGCAGCACGTTGCTGCGTAGTGTCTTCCCCCATCTTTAGGGCTTGTAACGAAGCTAAACCAGAATAACTTGACCCTAATTCTTCTTCATCACCATTTACGCCTTGAGGCATTCCAGCACGACTCAAATCAGCGTTGCTCATATTCCCTGAAAATTCGTATTCAGGGTTTAGCATGGAAGCTGGCATATTACCTTCATAGAGCTGAGGTATACCTATATCGTAAGTAGGCTCCCCCATTAATTCACTTATATTGGCTTCATAATCAGACCGAGCCTGTGCAGATGGCATAGCCAATGCGCGTATAGTATTTGCAGTTTCCTCAGTCCTTGCATTTAATCTAGGTGAAAAATCCAACCCAGACTCGTCATATCCTCTATAGATGGGCCCAACTCCAAAATTACTAGCATAAACTTCTAACGCTTCTGGATCTGTAAGCCCTAGATTTTTTAAATCGTTTACAAATTTTGTTATATCTTTTTCTGCTTGGGATTTAGCAAAACGAGCATAATCCGCCCCCGCCGCCTGCGGTCCTGTAGCTGGGTTTAATTGTTTACCCCTAGCAGCAATCATTTCATCTTGCAGTGACCCGCCCTTCTGCAAGCTCATTACCCCGCCCTGAGCAGCTTTTTGGAATCTAACGCCACTAGGACTACGTATAACTTTTTTAGCTGCTCCACCAGGAGCTTCCCACCCACGAGCTTCTTTACGCGCAGCTTCTGCATCATCCCTAGCCATTTTAGCTATAGCGAGCATAGCAGCGTACTTAGCGGCATCCGAACCAGAAACCCCAGTTAGATTTTTTACAGCGTCACCTAGAGTATTTAAAAACCCTTTAACACCAGACGCATCAGCGGATTCAGTTTTAACCCCCGTATCTCCTTGGGGTCCAATATTTGCAACTGCATTTTCCCCACCAAGTACCGTGGATTGTTGCCGCAAGAGTTTTTTTGTTTCTGGATCTTGAAGTAATGTATCTAATGCGGCAGCATCTTCGGGGAACGCCGCTTTGAATTGGCTTAATAATTCAGGATCAGATAATAAGCTAGTCGCCCCCAACGAAGATAACTTTCCAGTTTCGTCAAAAAACCCAGAACCCACGGGCATATTTGCAGCTAAAAGATCTAAATCTACATTAGATAAATTAACACTCCCCGGATCGAATATAGTGCTACCTATATCTCCGCCACCATCAGAACCATCTTCAGGAAAAGCAAACATACCACTCATATCAACCTCCGGGCTTACGCCGTGCTGCAATCATGGGTGCAGCAAAATTTAAAAACTTCATCACGGCAGCTTGTTGTTTGGGATCAACCCCCATACTCTGCCCAGCTTGATTCAGACCATAGTTAATTGCAGCGTTTTTTACTGCGGTGGTAGGGTCAAACTTCTGCCCAGTTAGTAATGAGGTAACACCAGATGTTGCTAACGATTTAGCGGGGGTATACAGCGACCCAAGACTTTTATCCAACCCAAGGGTTGCGCCTAGCGAATTAATACCTGCACCAACCCCACCAGCAATAGCGCCAGACTTAAACCCTTTGGAGAAGTCACCACCCATTGCTTTAGACAACGCACCTTGGGTAACACCGGAGACAAGCGCATTAGAAGCTATAGGTGCGAAAGACCCAAGCCCCGCCGATAGTGCGCCAGTAAGACTGCTAGTTGCACCACCCAATAAAGCCCCGGCTCCCCCAAAAGGCATAGAAAGAAGCGAACCTACTTTTAGGGCAGTAGCTACATTCTTAGCATCAGGGTGCTCACCTTTGTAATACGTCGGGTCACCAATAGGAACAAGTTTGTCGCCCTTGGGGATGTAAGCTTGCGCCATGCGTTCGCGTTCGGTACCCCCTGTTTTACCACCCATAAACAGTACATACTCCCCTGAGTTAAGTTGCTCAGGGGTTAAGGAATCTAGTTCTACTTCAACAGGATTGCCTTTTTCATCTTTCTTGTAAGCTTTGGTAAATGTCGTTTTGTGACCCAGTTGCTCGCCAAACTTTTCGCGCATCAAATCGCTAGCTGTCTTTGCTTGCTCTTCTTCGCCAACAACATTACTTATTTGCTCATCAGTACCGTATATAGGCACTTTCTTTTTGCCAAAATCAGTCAACCCCGCAAACGGGTTAACAAGCGACTCTCCAGCAGTCCAGCCTGTATCAGCCTTTGCGCCTTTAGGGGTTGCACCATACTGCGTAGCTCTTCCAGACAAGTAATTGTCAAGCGCCTGTTGCTGCTGAAAAGATTGCAGCTTTTTAAGAGCGTCTAGCTGTGCGGGTGTTAGTGTCGTGCTCACGAAAGTATTTTATTGGGTTAGGTCGTAAAAGGAAATACTGCCAACACCATCGCCAAGCGTTGCACCAGAAACTGTCCTGACAGCCAAAGTGTAAATATCACTAACACCAGCCAAGGATGCGCCTAACTGTAGATCCCAGTTATAACCCGTAGCAGCACTTGTTTGACTTACCCCGGCGCTACCCGTGCTTGTGACGTAATCTGTCTGGACAATTGTCCCAACCGTTGCAATAGCCGTAGCAGCTACATCGTATTCAACATTAGAGTCAGAAGGTACGGTTGCTGCCCACGTAGCGCCTGTAAGTACAGGGTTCTTCATCAAAGCTATTTCGTAGTTCTGGCTTGTAGTCGGAAGAAACTGCACCCTGTTGGGGAGCACTACCGCACCCGTCCGCCCTGAAGCAAGCCTGATAGAAACAATTGGAAAGAAGTTTGCTGACGTACTGATGTTATTAAAGATCGTTGTGCGACGTGCCACATGATCAATAGACGTTTGCTCAAAGCCACCCTCTGAAACCACCGAGCAGCAGATTGACTTCATGCTTGCGGCAACCGCTGAAGTTGTTGTCGTTATTTCATATCTCACAGGCAGAATAGCCGTGGTCATGTAGACGTTGGTAATCTCGTTGGCATTATTAAAGGTGTGGCAAACAATATACTGACCGTTAATAATGAACCCACAACGTACCGACCCAACTCCTAACCACTCAAAATCCATCCACAGAATCTGAGCCTTAGAAGGATCAAGCGTTAACCCCGAAGCGCCTGTACCATCCAATTTATCGCCATTCCATGAGGATTGATTAACTGTCCTAGCATCTGAGGGCGACCCACTTACTGACGAGCGAAGCACAAAAGAATAGGTGCCGTCCACCCTTTGAAAGAAAACACCGTTGCTCGTATTAAAGTAACCCACCCGCTGCGTGAGGTTCAAACTCTGGCTGCTGTCCATCACGAACGTCGCTAATACCAAAAGACCTTTTCCCGGCTGATATGGGAAAGACCGATAAGACTGACGCACCACCGAACCAACACCCGCGCCAGTAACTTCCATCTTGACCGCAGCTTCGTCAGATAAAAACGATGTCGTACCTGTTCCGGTAGTTGCTACATCAAACTGATTATCCGCAGCGTAGCGATTCTGACTATCAAAAAGCGTATAAGGTTGGCTTACACGCTGTCGGCCAAACGCATCAAAATAAGTTCCGGGCAACGTAACCGTCCCGGTAATTGGGAGTTCTGAAGTAGTTGCCATAAGTTGTGCCAAAAAATTATCCAGCCGATTAAAGTACAAACGCAAGACGTTGCTGTATTGGTCTTGGTAAACAGACGAATAATCTGACGGAGCTATAGGAAGGCTAGGCGGCGCGAACCTTGTAAATTGATAATCTGTTGTAACAACAAGCGTCATCGTCTACCATCCGGTCTAATATCAATTCGTGGTGCACCAAGCTGCCAAGTCGTCCCAACCCCATTAGACCCAATCTTCATAATCATCTGGCGACCACGGATGCGGGTATAAATAATATTGGTGAACTGCTCAATTGTAACGGTGGAAGTACGCGCAACTGCTTTTGCTGCCTCAGTGTTAAACCCAGACCCTGAACCGTTCATGCCATACATCGTCATCGTGACTTGGGGTGTTGCAGCCGTAGACCCGTCAAATGTTAAGTCAGGCACCATGCGCCATACAAACCCAAAGTTTTGTCCATCTTCAATATCAAATTCAGCAGATTCAATATAAGCTTCAATAGGCAGCGTAGTGCTTGTTTCGTCGTCATCAACACCGTACTCGTGGTCCACGATGTTGTAGTTATAGGTAGCGGCTTGAGGATACGCACGAATACCTGAATCACTCCATGCAGTCCTAGCCATCGTACCGTAGTACCAAATATCTTCAGCGTAGTTGTACACAACATACCGATTAATGGTTGTTGAATCCTCCGAGCAATAGAACCACCAAACCTCATTGAAACCTTCATTGGTGCCAGCAAAGATCTGGAAGTTTTGATATTTGTTAATGTCGTTAAAGATGTACCTACGCAAATCACAACGCAAGGTTTTTACAACTCCATCGTACACATAAAACTTATCCACACCCATCCAGTACGTTTTGCTGGAAGCTATTGCTGTGGCGTTAGGACCAACGATTGAAGTATTGTCTGCAAGAATCTGAGACCCCCATACCAGCGGAGGACCGAGGTACTGCAAAGAAAAGAGCGCAGAATCAGTCCACACCAAAACTTCTTGGCGAGTTTGTTGCACTGCAATAATCTGTGAACCGTGAGATAAACGCAGACTACCTGCTTGGTTAACTGCTGAAGGCACCCAATCCACTAACGATTCTTGATTACTCCAACGGATTAGCATGGGGTCAGTCGTTACACTTCCATAATCATTAGTACCAAACAAAAGTAAAAAGCGTGAAGCATCGGACACTAATAAGTTGTATTGCACAAGAGGTACATCAACTAACGTGCTTATAGATTGGACCCCGGACTGCGAGCCTGTTGTGGTGATTGCTGAACCTGTTATCGTAGCAGCAAGGTTTGCTGTAACCCCATCAACATTAATTAAGTAGTACGTCGTGCCAGCCGTTAACCCCGTGGGTAGCGCACCTGTTGTTGCAAGTTTGATTGCTGTACCTTCTGCAAGTACATTGGATAGCGTAATCACACATGGCGCAGCGATTGTAAGTGTTACTGTCCCACCGAGGCTATTGAGTGCAACACCTCTTGTGGATAAGCCGTTGGTAGCGTCCCAGTAGTAAATGCCTGCTGTTCTTGGGCCAAAGACAAGATCCTCGCCCCAGTTGTTAGCGTTCCATACCCGCAGTGGATCAGTAACTTGAGGCGTAACACCCCACGACCCACTACCCCAAGCACCTGCGCCCCATCCTACAAGAGGTACTTGAGCAACGCCAGGACCAACATTAACTTGAAACGCACCGACTGCACTACCCCCACCACTACCTACATCAGAAGCGTTTGATGTAACCGGAGCACCTGTACCGGGATCTTTGGCAGTAATTGTGAAGGTGTTAACAGTAGGTACTGTTGCAATTTGATACTGCTGATTTAGCACGGCTGCTGTGATGTTTCCACCAAGGCTTACCGCACCGGAAAAGGTTACGAAGTCCCCAACAATAGCGCCGTGATTAGCAGATGTAACCGTGATGGTGGATGAAAAAGGAGATACCGTAACCGCTGCAAAAGTAACTGATTGGGTAAGTCTGATAGGGGTGATGTCTGAATACGCACCGCCCTGCTCGATGTAATACTTGAGGTTGGTTCCAACACCTAAAAGATTGGCGTTACCAAGCGTTACCCAATTCCATAAGGATCGGCAAATACCAAGAAAAACTGCCTGAGAAATCTTGCGCCATCCACCGATCTTTTCAGGTGTGCCTTGACGAAAACGGACCTTGTCGCTAACATACCATCCGTTCTCATTTGTATAACGAGTGTTCTCTTTGTTGACCCCAGGCTTTAGAAGAATCTTTTTGAGTGGCATTACGCACCCCGTAGGTACAGTGCTTTTTCAGCTTTGCGGCGACGCACCAATCCTGGTAATTCTTTGCCTCCGCCCTTAGTCCACATCATAAACGCTTCTGCCGCACCTTCATAGTCGCCACGGTTGTTCTTCATCCTTATCGTAGACCGCTGGTAATTACCGACTCCGCAGTTGAACGCAAAACAGACCACAGCGTCAAAGCGTGACTGACTGCCAGCAAGATTAGGAGACATTCGCAGAACACCGCGTTCAAAACTGACGAGATCATCCTCAAAAAGGCGATCAACCTCCTCCTGCGTCCAAGCACGATTATCTTTGGCTGCGAGCGGGTACTCCTTGCGAATAATGCCGGTATAACCATCTTTCCTCACTACCGGTAATTTGATCTGATCTTGGTACAGCACATGGCCGTATCCTATGGTCCACAGGTGAGCAGGGCAAAGATAAGGCCTGAGCTTGCGTCCCTCAAACTGGTGCATCAACTCAATACCGGCTTGCCCTGTCTTCACTTTTTGTTCCAGCTTCTAGAACCAAACCAAAACCCTATGATGCCGCCAAGCATCGCCATCTCATCATCACTAAAGATAATCTCAGCAACCTTGATTAAATCCTCCATAGATTGCACAAGATGCGGGTGATGCCAAACGTAATAAGCAAGTACCGCATTAACAGCAATCAGTTCAAGGATTAGCAAATAAGTAACGTTAGGTCTTACGGTGCCGATGTAATTAACAACCCACCGAGAACTTTTCTCCATCACCATCTTGTCATGATCTAGCGCAGCGACTGTCATTTGAGCATCAGTCTGCATGGCAATCTGATCAGTGCGGATCTCTTCCACCCGCTGTTGGGCTATAAAACCTTCCTTGGCTAAGGCCAGTTCGCGCTCCGATTGCATCCTTGCTAACTCAAGCTCATGGGCTTGATCAGCTTTATTCTGGAAATAATCAAGGAGTTTCGGGAGGCCTGAGATCAGCAAACCGCCAAGCGTTGATAACAGTGAAAGCATGATTACCCCTTAGCGGTTACAACATCTTGGCCCTTCTTAACTGTTACCTTGGTGCCTTCTACATCCACTTGCATGGGCTGCTCGGCGCGGTCTAGTTTGTCAAGACGATGGATAAGATCCTTGATAACTTCAAACTCTGGCTTTTCTTGCTTCGGTGCTGTACCAGCAATACCGTTGAGCATTTGAATCAAGGCGGTAAGCGAAGCGCCTAGAAGCCCCATGACCGCAGCGATCTTCTCGCCCTCTAAGAACAGAGATGCGCCGACACCCACGAGTACGATGAGGAAGATGTAAAGAAGCCCGTCCTCGCCAATCGCTTTACCAGCAACTTCCTTGGCAGAGTCTTGGGCCTTTAGTTCCTCTAGCTTGATCTTAGCTTGCGCTTTGAGAACCGCTAGTTCGTGGGTTTTATCGTCCATGATCGTTACTGCGGATCAGCCTTGGGTTCCTCTGGCTGCAACT